TGAGTTTGGTAAAAAAGCAGCATTGGCTTTCGCAGCCGTTGGAGCAGCCGTTGGGGCATTTGCTGTATCTGCCGTAAGAGCAGCAGCTGAGGATGAAAAGGCTCGCAAATCTCTTGAGCAAACAATACGATCTAACACGCAAGCAACTGAACAACAAATTGCTGGTTTAGATGATTATATTTCAAAGCAATCTATAGCAACCGCAACAACCGATGATATTTTAAGACCTGCATTTGCAAGATTAGTTCGATCCACTAATGATGTTACAAAAGCACAAGATTTGCTTTCTTTAGCACAGGAAATATCAACTGCAACTGGTAAGCCACTAGAAACAGTGGCAAATGCTTTAGGCAAAAGTTTTGATGGGCAGAATGCTGCACTTGGAAAACTCGGGCTAGGTATTGATGCTGCAACCCTAAAAACAATGTCGCATGAACAAATCATGCAGCAATTAAAGGGAACATATAATGGATTTATTGCTAATGAAGCAACTAATGCTGAGTTAAAATTTAAGCAATTAACTATTGCACTTGATGAAACAAAAGAAAAAATTGGAGCAGCATTACTACCTATTGTTAAAGAATTTGCTGATTTCTTACTTGCAGAGGTTGTGCCAAATGTTCAAGCATTTGCAGCTGGACTAACTGGAGATGATAGCATCACCGCTGGCATTACTGCTGCAACTGAAGGTGCATATAATTTTGGATTACAACTTATTGATTTAATTACTTTTGTAATTAGTATTAAAGATGAACTTTTAGTTCTTGGTGGCATCATTGCAACAGTATTTGTTGCCAATAAAATTGTGGCATTTGTGAGTGCAATTATGACTTTAGTTACTGCAATGAATACTTTGAGAAATGCAGCAGCAGCAGCAGGAGTGGCAACTGCTTTTGCAACTGGTGGAGGAAGCGTTGCTTTGGCTGGCGCAGCCTTAGCTGGCGCAGCAGCAACTTATGGTTTAACTCAGATTGCTCCTAGTGGTAAAATGGATTTGCCGTCAATTCCTAAAGGCGGATCAAATTTTACTTATGGCTCAGGCAATCCAGTTAATATCACAGTCAATGCAATAGATGGCGAAGGTGCTGCAAGAGCTGTGGCAGGTGTGCTTAATCAAAGCGCAGCAAGATCACAAGGATTGTTAGTCGGCACGACAGTAGGTAGATAATGACTGCATGGTCGCCAGATTGGAAACTTACTGTCGCAGGTGTTGATTACACCGATATTGCAATAAGCGATATTGACCATCAGGCTGGTCGTTCAGATATTTACCAGCAACCAAATCCATCTTATATTCAAATCAATTTTGTTGCATTATCTGGTCAAACTTTACCATTTGATATTAATGATAGTTTAAGTTTGCAAGTTAAAAACACAGCAGGTTCTTATGTAAATATATTTGGTGGCGACATTACAGATATAACTGTAAGCGTTCAAGCTACTGGTGCAATTTCAACTGTTGTTCAATACTCAGTTCTTGCAATGGGATCACTTGTTAAATTAGCAAAAGAATTATATTTAGGAACAATTTCACAAGATGAGGATGGCAATCAGATATATGACCTATTGTCTAGCGTATTACTTGGCACTTGGAATGATGTTCCAGCAGCTTCAACATGGGCAACTTATGATGCAACAGAAACATGGGCTAATGCGTTAAATCTAGGACTTGGTGAAATTGATACTCCTGGACTCTACACAATGGAAAATAGAGCAGCATCAGTAGATACCATTTACAACATAGCAAGCATTATTGCAAACTCGGCATTTGGTTATTTGTATGAAACGAATTCTGGCGATATCGGGTATGCCGATGCAGATCATCGCCAAAATTACCTATTGATCAATGGCTATGTTGATCTTGATGCAAACCACGCTTTAGGTCAAGGACTTAGCACAATCACTCGTTCAGGTGATATTCGAAATGATGTGTATATTAATTATGGCAATAATTTCGGATCTCAAAAAACAGCAACCTCAGCAACCTCAATTGCAATTTATGGCTACAAAGCCGAAAGCATTCAATCAGTTCTTCATTCAGCTGTGGATGCTCAAGCTGTGGCAGATCGCTATATTGCTCAACGAGCATTTCCACAACCAGCATTCCAGAGCATTACCTTTGCAATCACAAATCCAGAGATTGACAATAGTGATCGGGATAATCTGCTTGGTGTATTCATGGGGCAACCTCTAAACATCCAGAATTTACCTGCACAAATCTCAAGCGGTGAGTTTGAAGGATATGTTGAAGGTTGGTCATGGAGCACTAGGTTCAACGAATTATTCCTAACAATAAACTTGTCGCCTGTGGCTTACAGTCAAGTGGCGATGCGTTGGAATACTGTGCCAATTGGCGAGGCATGGAACACTTTAAGCGCAACATTAACATGGGAATACGCTACAATCGTAGCCTGAGATAAAGGACAATATGGCAACCACTACCAATTATGGCTGGACAACACCAGATGACACCGCTCTGGTCAAAGATGGCGCAGCTGCTATTCGCACGCTTGGATCATCTGTTGATACAACAACCAAAAACTTAAACCCATCAACAACTCTTGGCGATATTGAATATCGTTCATCTACTGCTAACACAAACACAAGACTTGGAATTGGATCTAGTGGTCAAGTATTAACTGTTGCTGCTGGAGTTCCATCTTGGGCTTCTGGCTTTGCAAATCCTTTAACAACAACAGGCGACACAATTTATTCATCAAGTGGAACAACTGCTGCAAGATTAGCAATTGGTTCAACTGGTAATGTTTTAACAGTTGCTGGTGGCGTGCCAACTTGGGCAGCACCTGCTGGTGGTAAGGTATTACAGGTAGTTCAAGGAACAACAAGCACTGCCACAAATGTTTCATCAACAACTTTTACCGATACAACATTGAGTGCATCAATTACACCAAGTGCTGCAACAAGTAAAGTATTAGTAATGGTATCTCAATTTTGTAATTGGGGTGCTGATGATAATGAACACGGAATGGCGTTAAAATTATTAAGAGGTTCAACAGATATTTACCAACCTGCTGGAACTGCTGGCGAAATTGGCAGATTATTATTTATAAGCGCTTATACAACAACTAGTCCGAAAGGCACTGCTGGAAACACCATAGCATCATTTAATTATTTAGATTCTCCATCAACTACATCATCAACTACATATAAAACTCAACAAAGAGCGCAAGATACAACTGCAAGTGGAACATCTAATACTCAACCAGGTAGTGGAACATCTACAATTATTTTATTAGAAATTGGTGCATAATGTCCGATTTAGTCAAAGCAATTAGATTACTTAAACCTAACTCACAATTTTCTTTTAATAATGATGATTACTCAACAATTAAATGGGATGTATTAGATGGCGATGCACCTACTCAGAAAGAGATAGATGCTGCGATTAAAAAAATTAAGGCAGATGAAATAACCGAAGCCAAAGCAAAAGAAATTGCCAAAGCAGCCATTCTTGATCGCATTGGCTTAACTGCTGATGAACTTAAAACGATACTTGGCTAATGAAGGCTTGGTTATCTAAAGCTGCTGTTCAGTTAAGAGAACAAACTGATGATGCGTTCATGGATCGCAGCAGGAAATCTGATGGATGGATCGGTGATCTTAAACATCAATCTAGAAAATCCGATCATAACCCCTTGCCAACAGGTGAAGTATGTGCAATCGACATTGACTCTGGCTTATCTGGTGAACAAGGAATTAGTCATGCTTTGGCAGATCAGATTCGATTGGCAGCAAAATCGGATAAGCGTATTTCTTACATAATCCACGCAGAAAAAATCTGTTCAGCAAGATCATTCTGGCGTTGGAAAAAATACAGCGGCATTAATCCACACCACAAACATATCCATATTTCATTCAAACCAAATCAAAAAGGCGAGTTCTTTAACATCCCACTACTAGGAGGCAAGCAATGAAACTAACTAACAAACACAAAGCAGCAATTAAGTCATATCTAAGAGCTGTTGCAGCCTCTGGTATTACTGTCCTATTGGCAATCGTTGCAGACATTCGACCAGAGTATGCAATTCTGCTTGGTTCAATAGTTGCACCTGTTGCTAAAGCAATTGATCCAAGTTCAGGTAAAGAAGCTGATTATGGCGTTAATGCGAAATGACCGCTCAAGAAATAGTTGGTTTATGCGTTGGCGCAAGCACTTTAATCGCGACTGGGTTGCTGGTTCTACGATGGGTTATTAAATCCTACCTGCAAGAACTTAGACCCAATGGAGGCTCAAGTATCAAGGACACGATTTGCAGATTGGAATTACAAAGTTCTCGACTTGAAAAGCGTGTTGATGATCTGTTCGTTCTAATTAGTAAGCAATAATTTTCCTATGGCGAACACACGAAAACCTATCAAACGCAAAAAGATCAATCGTCGCGTAGTTCGCCAAACTCCTGATCCAACAAAGATTGATGCGCATTACATTG